ACTGTGCTCAAGGCTTTCTTTGCGTCCATGTCGCTAAGAGAGGCTATCTTGCCTATTTCGCTTTTTTCCATCAAATCGATTGGTGTTGAATCTGCAGAGAAAGTGTTTCTAGCTTCTTTATACTTAGGACTTACGGCGTCGGCCTCTTTAAGCATCGCGTTCTTTGCGTCTCTGATAGAGTTCCCTTTATTTTTATTCCCGGCAGAGTACTGTGCGTTCATTTGGTCGTCCAGAATCTTTTTGACCTGGTCTATGTATTCAATGCTTCTAGGATCTACATCTTTTAGGTTTTCTGCGTAAACAATATCTTTGCCAGCTTTCTTATAGGCGTCCATGATAATTCCGTTATCAGATAGCCTTAAGAAGGCGTCGTCAGGGATTGAGTCTTGGTAGGCCTCTTCGTACAAAGGCTTAGAAGCCGCGGCTCTTTCTTCTATTTTCTTTTCAATAGCCGACTTTGCTGCATTTCTAAAATCAATATCTATATCGCCAGTATAAGGCGTAGAATTTCTACCAGATGATTTGATGCCGCCTAAAGGATCTTGAATATCTGCCTTGAAATCATTGATTGCTGCTTCTTGCGCGCCTTTCTGCCCTTCTTTAAATCGGTGCAGATCTACAAAGCTTTCGGGGTTCTTTGGTATTGCTGCCTCTCTAGCTGCCACAGCTGGGTTCCCGGAAGATTCTGCGGGAGTTAAAGTTAACCCCATAGATTCGGCCAGTTTCTTTGTTTCTAGAGCTTTTTTAATTTCTTCCGCGTTCATCCCTTTGAATAATTCTTTGGCGTGCCGTTTATCGAGAGCAGCTTCCGTCATAAATGGAGACGAGATGAAGTTATATGCAGGCCTTATTGCATGACTTAAATAATCTGCCGCAGCCATGACAGGTTTAGCGGTTACAAATTTAAGCGCCGGGAAAGCCGCGGTAACTGCTGCTGCTGCTCCTCCCTCTTTAAGAGCGTGAGCCAATGGATTTTCTTCGTCTGTTAATAAAGCCTCTGCTCCACCAACGGAAGATCCCCCAATAAAGGCTGATGTAATATCTTTGGCGTATCCTGGAATCTTGGGGCCGATAGCAGCTCCAGCTCTTCCAAGGATAGGCAGCGCTTCCCCAATAGCGCCAGCGACAGGGCCGGCTGCCACATAAGCAGGCAGATCTCTAACGCCAGAGCCTAATATCTCGCCAGTCATAGATGCAATGGGGTGATTTTCCATTCCTGTATCGTAATTTATTTCAGCATTCTGAGCCTGTCGCCGATTGCCTTCCCAGCCAGGAAATAGTTTTTTCTCTGCGCCATAGGTTAATCTTTCGAAAGGTCTATTAAATGCAGATACACCAGCATCCCAAGCGCCTTTATCTTTCGCCGCGTATTCAGGGCTATGCATTTCTCTTAATGCGTCAGAAAAAGAAGATTCATGGTTAGGTTCTTCTTTTACCTCATATTTCGCCCATTTGGATAGATCGTTTTTATTATTTTCTGTCTCTATATTATTGCGCTTCATCTCTTCTGGAGTAGCTTTTCTATTAAGCCGAGTATTCCATCCATTTACAATTTCATTGGGATGCCCTTCTAGCTTAAACTCAGATGGCCAATGATCGTCTTTTTCTGGGTCCGGGGAAGCCCCCGCATTATACGCGGCTTCATAATTATAATAATGTTCTTTAGCGTTAGGGTTTGGGTCTAATCCGAGTCTTTCTGCGTGACCTGCATACCACTCCTTATAAGGCAATTTCTCGACAGGCGCCTCATCGTTAACAATGTATTGATCCCATTTAGACAAATCGTTATTGCTCACGATGTGCCTCCGGGTTTTCATTCATAAACTTTTCTACAAGATTCAGCGGGATATTGTATTTTTTACCGTTTAACTTTATGGGCGTTAGTTTTTTGTTAATGTCTTGCCCATTTTTTTGCATAGTAGTTTGGTTATATGCAGCGCTTTTAGGGTTAGAGCCTGTCAGCTCAAATGGTTGACCCCCCACTACAAACTGGGATGTTTTTTGCCCATAATCTCTCATGAAGTCTTCATACATCTTGTTACCAAGCTGTATAGCAGCTTGTGGCATATTGTTTTCTAAACTTTTATCATATCTTGGGAATCCTGTTGTTAGAGATTCCAAGGCATGGTTATACGCTGACTCTATATTAGGCGAACCCGTTGACTTCAATGTTAGTGGGGCCGCTTCAGGTATCAGCTTTTGTATCATCCGAAACCGAGCAAGTCTTTCTAAAGATCCTTTGTCTCCTGTTAAATGATATTGGGCAATATCCGCGCTCATGTCTTTATCTGCTCCAACTCCGAGATATGGAGAGCTTTGGATCACAGGCTGCATGAGCTGAAGAGATTTTGATGCTATCTGCTTCTCTTGCAGAGCATTGACCGTTTGTGGTGTTGGTGGAGTGACAACAGTTTGTTTGCCATTTGCATCAGTAGTTGTGTAGAACGATGATTTTCCTGCGGCCGATTGGATGTCGCCTGGCGTTCCGCCAACTTTAGCAGAGAAACCGCCGGTTGATGGGTCAAAGTTAAAACTAACACCATTTGACCCTTGTGCTTTGGCCTCCATCAATCTTTCCATCAGTTTTGTTTCGGGAGAATCAGGAGCCACTTGCCTCATTCTTTGCAAATCTTGCAGATCTCTGGCAAGAGACCCAATCTCAGGCTGCTGCGCTTTTTTCGTATTAGCCTCTAACAGCGAACGCTCCAAAGCCATCCTCGCAGGCATCTGCGCGCCTTCATAACCTTTATTGTAATTGGCAAATAAGTCTCTCATGCCAGAATAATCATTCTGCATGGGCCTAGCGTTTAAGAAGTCAGGTAAGTTTAAAGCCATAATTAATATCCGCCATATCCTTGTGAGCCCATGCCATTATAATTCTTATTACCGGCCTGCATGTTCTGGAGCATTTGCATAATATTATTGTTCTGTTGGCCTAATCCCTTTAATCCTTGCTGCCCCTGGTATGCGCCATAAGCTTGGCCACCCATGCTCATAAGGTTGTTCAAGAAATTGGAACTATTATTCGCATTGTTAGTACTACCTTGGTATGAAAGCCCAGCTTTCTGTCCCTGGACATTGCCAAGATAATCAGCCAAGGAGCTTGATGCGTTGTAGCCTTGGGTTGCTGTATTTTGTTGTCCCTGCAAGCCGGTTCCATAAATCCCCACCATCTTATTATAGAACTCATTCATGTCGTCATGACTGAGCGCCTCAATAAGCTGCATGCGATTCTGTTCGTCTTGCGGGGTTCCTGCATAGCCGCCAGAAGCTGCGACACTATTAGCATATTTGTTCATCTCGCCGGATTTCAGCTGATACCCTTTTGATGGGGTATAGTTCTGCATCATTTGCTCATAGAAAGAATACGGGTCATTTGTCAGATTCTGATATTGATCATTGACGTTATTTTGCGCCTGCTGCCCTTGTTGAACATAAGGATCGTAATATTGATGGCCATATCCAGGGATTTGGTCCAAATAACCGAGGGCTTGTTTCTGGCCCTTCTTGTTTGAAGAATTATTGAAATAGCTTCCAATCGCGCCAACGCCTGCTCCGATTCCTGCCATTGTTAATGGATCCATAATCAATATCTCCTAAATACTTTGTATCACTTGTGTTACCGCTGGATTAGCTGTCTTAACAACAAGCTTTGACAATGTCGTATCAAACCAAATAGTTCCAATAGGCATATCATCAACCACCAATAAAATATTAGCCGATGTTTGATTTGGAACCGTCCAACCATTATCACTAAGAGCTGCCCTCAGAGTCTGATTAATGGACTCATGATAGTTTTCTTGGTCTTCCTGCTTGATGTATGTTGTTAAATCCATATAAGTCGGCCTAATAAATCTCAATAAAACCATCATTAACGATGAAGCGACCAGTACCCCAAAACCTAAACTTGCATGTCAAATCATTTGCTGCGCCCATCTTTTCCCAGGTCATCATGTTTTTTCGATAACCTAATGGGTTCATTTCTCTAGATACGGTATTCCCAAACGTTACGCCGCCATCATATGACAAACTTAAATCCACCCGCGGACGGTAAACTAATTGAGTGAGGGATGAGCTTGATCCGGAATCCTCGTCTACAATTTCAATACCATCTTCGGTGATGATGGTTTGCAGGGTGATTTCGGTGATCAAGGGATCATTGGCTGAATAGCTAAGACCCGTGAATGCGGGGTCGTTTCCTTGCTCAATGGTTAAAACGAGCTGATTGGCGATAAATCTGGCGCTGTCGTCAGAACGAATATTTTTACAGATTCGAATGCGCTGTATTTCATTAATCAAATCAGGATCATTGTCGTCAATATTTTCATCATATGTAGTAAAATCACTATTTAGCTCATATAGAGATCCATTCAATAATGATACAAAGTAAGACCTCTGGTTAAAGTAAACCACATCCACTGCAGGATGAAAGTTTAAATGAGAATCGCTTAGATGAAAGAACTTTTCAGTATTAAAGTCATAAATAAGAGTTAGATTGTCTTTCTTATTAAAGAAAGTAATTTGATAAAATAAATGACCATCTTGCTTATAGAACGTAGCCACTGAATCTTCCGGCGCAAACAGGTCATCTAAAACATGATTGATTCCGTCGCTGGATAACTGTTTTGCTCCCTGTCGGGTATAAACCATAATGACAGGTGTATTGCTTTCGTTTATTCCAAGCCAAGCCACATATTCTTCGCATGAAGCAATCGTGGAAACATTCAAGCATCCATAATCTACGTTGATTGTTTCATTTCTTCTGTAAGCGGCTCTAGTGGAACCGATAATAACGGGTGTTTGTGTCCATATTTCGCATACAGAAGAGCCGAAAACAATAACATTATTACCCTGACCCGGCAGTCTCTTTACAGCTAAAGCAAAGTCTGGCTTTGTCTGGAGGGCTTGTACGGAATCTTGAACGATTGTGGTATTTGTGTTCGGCGAATATACATACCAGTTTGCCCCGTTGCTGCTTGTAGAATTATTTCCAAACAGGAAGTAAGTGTTGTGATAGCAAACATATTTAGGAACAAATCCGGACGTTGTCTGAGGAACGATTAATGGGGCGCCTCTATGATAGTAGATGTACGCTTTTAATCCGTCCACGATGCAAATTTGGTTATTTAGATTCTCGTCCATGTAGACCTTTCCGGAATCGGTGGACAGAGAGCCCAAAAGAATATGTCCTAGGCCAAGCTCTACTCTGTAAACATTGCTATTGATAACAGCAATCATAATATTGGCGCGGATGCTTTTGAATAAACCACGTCCTTCGCCCGCTGGAAGTAACTCAAGGACTCTTTTCCATCCGGCAAAGTTTACTAAAAAGTCATCGCTGATGAAAAGATTATAGGTTTTTTCAGAGGAAATGTAATTGTATCGACCAAAAGTAGAGCTTCCAACGATGTTGAGAGGGCTTCTTGTTGAGTTTGGCGTGCTTCTTATAGCCATTCTATATCCAGCCGTTACTGAAATTTACGATGCCATAATTCAAGAAGCCCTTTTTGCTGAGCGTGCTGGTTTTCTGCATATGTAAATCGAGTGGTCCGCTCTTCTTGCTGATCATCATTTCATATTTCAGTAATTGAGTCTTAGCACCTGGCGGGATTTCGTAGTTATAGTCGATACAAAGACGGTTAGCCAAGGCGTATTTCAAATAGCTGATATAGTCTTGATCATACGTTAGAAGCAAGTCACTATTTAAAGTGATATCACTTAGGCCAAATTGTCCCCACAGCTGCATTGGGTAGGCTTGGTTTGGGTCGAAGTATAGGTATATCGAGCCACCGCCTAATTCACGCTCAAAGTGCCATGTATAGGGAAGGGATTGTATATTTTCGGCTCTTGCTGAGCCAAAGTATTGAATTCTGAATTTCTTTTCCATTTGATAACGAACGGAGTTGATAAAGAATA